TGGTAGATGGAATAGAAAAATTACCTAGAGGAATTAGAAACAAAAACCCAGGCAATATAAAGCTTGGTACTGATTGGGATGGACTGGCAGATGAACAATCTGATCCAGTTTTTTGTGTATTTAAAGAATCTGTTTGGGGCATTAGAGCTCTAGTCAGAATACTATTAGTATACAGATTTCATCATAAAAGATTTACAGTAGAGGACATCATTGAAAGATGGGCTCCACCAAGTGAGAATGACACAGATGCTTACATAGTATTTGTTTGCAAGAAACTTGGCGTAAATCCTCAAGACAAATTAGATAATAGTATAGAAGATTATTTACCATTAGTTAAAGCAATTATACAAATGGAAAATGGTATGCAGCCATACGATGATGAGCTGTTAGTAGAAGGTATGTATAAAGCATGGGACGGATTCCCAACAGGTTCTAACAAGGTATATTAATATGGAAGGTAGTCTCAGTGAATTACTGGTTTACTTTCTGGTTAGTGGTTGGCTTTATAGTACTAGTTCTATTTGGTGGGCCTAATCCAATAATATTTAGATAAGGGAGATTAAGATGTGGTTAAATTTATTATCCATGGGCATTAAGACTGGTGCACATTTATATAAGAACAAACAAACAACAAAACAATTAATGTCAGATGCTCGTATGAGACACGCTGAGAAAATGAGTACTGGTGAAATTGAATATAAAGCGAAAATTATTGAGAGCAATGATCAAGGTTACAAGGATGAGTTTGTCCTTATTCTTATATCTATGCCTATCTGTTTATTGGCTTGGTCTATCTTTTCTGACGATCCAGAGATTCATACTAAATTAACATTATTTTTTGATTACTTTAATCAGTTACCATACTGGTATCAAGCTATCTTTATAGGTGTCGTAAGTGCTATCTATGGTTTAAAAGGTGCTGACATTATGCGTAAACCAAAATGAAGAAGATTGAAGGATATTGTATAGGGTGTAATAAAGAAATTATACACACTCAATCTTTTATTACTTTACCAAATAAAAAAATCTTATGTCCTAAATGTTACCAGAGCTCAGGAGCTCAGCTACCTTTTTGGGATAGAAACAACAAACCAACATTCAATAAATGAGAATATTAATAATACTATTTTGTTTAATTACTACGTATGCTTTAGGAGACTCTACACAAACAAATGTGAGTGGCTCAAATACAGCTATTGAAGGTGGATATACATCTTCTGCTACTACTAATTATGCAACAGGAAGTTCATCAAACTCTACTACAAATAGTACATCAAATTCTAATATAAAATCAGCACCACCAACTGCTAATTCACCATCATTTTCAGCTGGATCACAAGACGTTTGTGCAACTGGAATGAGTGCTGGAGTTCAGACATTTGGTTTTGGAGTCTCTGGTGGTAAAACTAATAGAGATATGAACTGTGAAAGAATTAAGTTAGCTAAAGTTTTATATGACTTTGGAATGAAAGTTGGAAGTGTAGCTTTACTTTGCCAGGACGAAAGAGTTTTTGAAGCAATGATTAATGCAGGAACTCCATGTCCAATAGATGGTAAGATAGGTAAAGACGCTATGGATATTTGGATTAAATACGATTTTGAAAGACCAGATTATAAAACATATGTTAAACGTATGGAGAAAAGAGAAGTAATAGATAAGTCTATTCAAACAGAAGTATTAAAAACTATAGAAACTCAACCAATACATAATGAGTAGAAAAACTAATACAATGTTAATAGGTTTGTTAGGTACAATACTTATGGGATTAGCTACTTGGACACTTATAACATTAATAGAACTACAACTTTTAGTAACAATGATTCAACAAGATTTATTTAGTATTGATAAACAATTTGGGAGAGTCTACAGTTTTATAGATTCAGTTAGATAAATGAAACATTTAATATTATTTATATATCATTACTCAAGTAAGTTAAGTTCTTGGTCTTGGCAAAAATTATACAAAAATAGAAAAACAGGTTTAGGTTATAAAAAATGATTTGGCTATTAGCAATAGTAATAGGAGGATGTTATGCGATACACAGCGTTAATAAGTTTGCTGATTATATTAATCCATACAACTTCCATAAAAAGTGAAGTTATTACAACAAATAATTTACTTGATAAAAACTTTGATAATGGATCTTGGACAGGAACTGCCGATGGTAGGCATGGTTCTAATGTCATTGCTTCTGAGCATGATACTTATATCCAATCTGATGATATAAGTTTAAAGAATGATGCAAATTTAACAGAATTACAAATACAAAATGGTTATACAACTAATCATGAATTTGAATATTTGCATTGGAATACATATGATTCTAGTGTTAAATCTACAGTAACTATAACAGGAGCAAATGGTGAAACAACAACACAGATTAGGAATTATAATAGTAGTAGCTGTGGCAGTGTTAACTGTGGTGATTACGTCACTGGCAGTGATACTTATACTGTACTTTCAAGTTTACAAACCGACTATGATTTATCAGTTCGATATGATTTTACAGATTCATCAAATGCTACAGAGAATCATTATGGGGTCGATGTCAGGGAACCTTCCCTCACTGTAACATACGAGTCAGATCCTTTTGTTTTAAATGAAGATATTAGAGATGAGATAAAAAATGTGTTGGAAGAATTTAAACCAGAAAAAGAATTTATAGTTAAAGAAGAATTTAAGTTTGTAGAAATTAAAACTGAACCTAAACCAATGGAAGAAACAAAGGTTATAGAGCAATATAAAACTGAACCTAAAATAGAGAAAGTTTATAATGAAAAACCTAAAGAAGAAATTAAATTAGAAACTAAAGTTGCTGATAAAATTACTGAAGAATACAAAAAAGAAGTATCTACAGAAGTTACTGAACAGGTATCAGATAATGCTAAGAAAAAAGTAATAAAAGAAGATACAGATAAGAATGATTCTAAAAAGGTAGTTAAGAAAGATTCTAAAGAAGAAGTTAAAACTAAAGTAAGCTCTACAAAGACTAAGACAAGTAAACCAAAATTAGATGTAATAATGGCTAAAGTAGACGCACAAGTTAAAGACGCATCTAAAAATTTAAACATTAAAAACATTATTAAATTAGATGCTATGCAGAAAGATTCAGTATCATTAGTAGAGTATAACAATACAGAGTTCTATAAACCTAAAGATATATATTTAGACCAAATAGCTATATTTGATAATAGATCTATTTATAAAAACTTTGATTTAGTAAAATACAGAAACAACGATATTATAGGAATTAAGAATAGAACATTAGAAGAACTAAACATAAACAAACAAAGAATATTAATAGAACTTAAGGAACTTAAGAATGAATAAATTAAAAAGTAACATTGGTGTAATTATGGTAATACTAGGACTGATTGGTTCTACAGGTACATTTTACTCTAAGTTTGCTACAATGGAATTAAAGATAGAACAGTTGTCTAATGCTACTGCACCAGATTTAACTGGTATAGAAACTAATGGTTTTGCAGTATTAGATTTAGATAAAAATATCTCTATTCTAGAAAAAGAAATAGAATTGCTGAAAGTACAATTGCAAGAACTAAAAATAAACTCATCGAATCCATTATCTCAATAGTCTCTTTCTATTATCATTTCGATAAAGTGTATTGCTTTAAGTAAATCATCTTTACCACCTTTGTCCTGGTGCCTGATAATATATTTAATTGCACATCCTTCTGGGAATAGAAGTTTGTTTTCTACTACAAATTTGCTTGGTTGAATTTTATACTTTTGGTAGTGATCACCACCTATTTGTTTATTATAAGCTTTACTCATTGAATGTTAACCTAAACTTTCCTTTATGTTTATATTTTTTACGTGGTTTATTTAATACTAAATTTTGATCATCTCTTAAAGCATAGAGATCTAACTTCATAGCTTCAGTAAACTTACGAGTAGCTTGAGAAGAATCTATTTCTGCATAAGAACATATAGTTCTAAAGTCTATAGAATCACTGGTAAGCCATTGAATAGCTTCACGTTTATCTATAATATGATACTTATATACACCATCATACATAGCGTCATGTATAGCTTGGTTTATAATAGCTCTAAACAATTTAATCTGATGGTTGCTCATTAACAATTTCGTATGTCATACGTTGCTCTACAGTTTCAGCTTGTTGCCAAGTTAAACTTTTAGAATCTAAAGAGTTATGTATTTTAATAGCTTCTTCATCTGAGTCAGCTTTAATAATAACTTCTGCAAAAGCAGGAAGTATAACCCATCTCTTAAACTTATAAATCATATAGTATTTTTACGTCTACTAGCTTCTAATGTTCTAAATAGATCTATAATAAGACCTTCTTTATCACGTTTGTTTTCTAATGTAGATGCTGTAACTTCTGCATCAAACAATTCTTTAACAGCATTGTTATAAATATCAGACGCATAAAAAGATTGTTCTTTAGCAGATATACTTTTATCTTCTGAGTTACCTGTAATATGTAATGCTTTTTTTCTTTTTAATAATCTATCTAAATATTTTACATTAGCATTTGATTCAGCGTTACTCTCATCTGTGTCTGAAAGAAATGTTAGTGCATCTTCTAATCGTTTTTCAGTTATCATTTTTATCCTCTGTTGGTTTACAATATGTTAACATAACTTGGTACTCTTTGGTATCTATTTTATAAAATATTCCTACACCTTGAGAATCTTTGTAATATAAATTTTGTTCTACATATTCTTCACAAGTTTTGTAATCTATAAATTTTTCTTTAAGAACATATTTCATTGTTAATTTTGCAGGATCTATTTCAGTTGGAATAATTAACATCATTAATAATTCAATCATAAACTCCTTAATTTAAAAAGGCACTACCACAGTGAACAACCTTGATTCTGTAGTAATGCCTAGTTTTCTAACTCGAGGGAGATAAGAAATTGTTAAAATGGTACATCGTCTTTTAGTATCTCATCGACACTAGAAGCTTTTGCATCTAATACTTTTCTGACTAAATTATCTATTTGCTGAAACTCACTATCAGTTGGTACTTTGCCACCTGACATATAAGACGCAATAAGATTACTCATAGTCAATCTATACTTTTCGGAAAATTGGTCCAAAGTATTTCTTGTTGCATAAGAATTGTTTGCTGTATTAGCAGAGTATGTAGCGTTAACTACAGGAGCTGATCCTGAGCTATCTGATACTTCACTTAAGCATTCTATTCTAGATGCTGTTTGATATTGCTTACCAGTTTTACTTGTTCTAACTGGCTGTGCATCAATTTTTAGTCTTGCTCCCTTTGGCCATCTTGATGAGCCTAAAGCTTCACCATATACAGTCATGTCTGTACCATCATCTTTAGTAATGTACACAGTAACTTGACCATCATCTTTCTCAAATGCTTTTTTAAATGAGCATTCAAATGTTTCGTGTTCCATGTTCGTTCTCCTATTTATTTGTTTTATTATTTTTCCAAACTTTTGCATTGGTTCTTATAGCCTATTTAAAGGCTTCTTGCCAAACCTTTTTTGCATATATTCTAGATGGCTCATTATCTGATTTACCCCATCTAAAGTTATCCATAGTCAATGGAAACATTTTAACTATGTCCTCTTTTGTTTTAGCAATATCCAAGATATGTTCTATATGTTTCATAGCTTGTATAATGGTCTCTAAATGACCCTCTCTGCCCTCCATATCCACGCTGTAAACGTCCTTGTAAGAACAATACAGCAATGCTGTCGGTTTATTGAAAAGGTCTTTGTACAGAGCTTGTTGACGCAAATCAGCGTCTTTTGGGTACCATCTGCTATCAATAGCACCAGATTTAAGTCTTTTTATGTAAGCAGTAGCTTTAGTATCTATGATTACATCATCAAATTCGAAGTCAGTAACACCTTTGACATCAAATTTTAAACCATATTTTTCGCCAGGCGACACAATTTCTTTTTGATAAGAAATAATTTTACCAAACTGAGGAAGTTCTTTAACAAATTGATTTGCAATTATACCAGACCAAAGACATTCGTCATCTGACTCATCACCTTTTAGTTCTAGGTATTTGGTTTTTGCAATATCTATGATAACTTCTTCATCAGTGATTTGGTTTTGCAAAGCGTGTTCTGCTGCAGCTTCAGCAGTACTGCCCATTTTCATTCTGGCGTTAGCTTCAGAACTAAAATCATACAAGTTATTAATTATCCAATGAGGTGGAGAATCAATAAAGCTATTAGTTTTAGAAGCACTATGTCTATATTCAATGTTCATATTTTTCCTATGGTTAGTTATATTCAAAAGTATTGTAGTTCATCTTATAATGTATCTTTAGACACATTAAAAGGTAAAAGAACTGTTAATAATAGCAGAGAATACAAAATATATAATTTATGTATTTTACTATCCTGGCTATTGCACCCTACACAAGTGTACGGGTGTAAGAGCATTATTGCACGTCTACATAATTGTAACAAAAACAGAGTTTATAGATTAAATAATTTGTACAATAAGAACGAAAAATTTAGATCTTTCGTTGATAAAGAATTAGAAAATTATAAAATAAATTATGCGTCAGATTGAGAAACCAGAGCTAATTTCTACTATCTTAGATAAACGTCAAGTATGGTTAAACATACGTGAATCTCGTTTATTATATATGTATCATCGTAAACTTATATCTATAGAATTATACGAAGCTGGTTCTCGTTATCGTATTATGTGTGAGCTCCAAGGTGGAGGAACTGGCAATGTTCTAAAAGAACGTATTGACAATTCTAACACAGACTTTATAACTTCATCTCTTGGTGCTGCATTAGCAGTCAAAGATGTTGATGATGAGTTAGGTAAAAGAGTTTCTAAAATTATGAAATTGTTTTGTCATTTTAATTATGGTATTATTGAGATAGCAAATATTTTAGGTTTAACAGAACGCAGAGCATCTAACCAAGTACATGAAGGGTTATCAGATTTAGCAATTTATTATGGCTACAAAAAAGTGCACAATACTATCAGAGGACAAGGTACAAAGAATAAAAGATAAAGAATATCTTAAATGGGTAGCTTCTAATCCATGTATCTTATGTCAAAACACACAGTCTCAAGCACACCATATAACTTTTGCTATGCCTAGAGGTTTCTCTCAGAAAGTTGGAGATCAATTTACTGTTCCTCTTTGCTATAAACATCATCATCAATTGCATACTAATGGTATGAGTGAGAAGGATTTTTGGATTAAATTAGATATAGATGCTGTTGATATATGCTCTAAATTCTATAGTCATTACCACGATATGTGGAAGAATAAGAACTTTTTTTATGATGATTCTATGCTTTGGCGTACAGTTTATGATGAACTTGTACCTAAGATACAGAATAACATTGATTTTTTACTGCAACCCAAATAATTAATATAAATATCCTCACTAGAAGTACGCACATATGAATAAATTATTAAAGTTTCCCAAGAAATCTAAAAAGAATTATTCTGAAACATTCTTGGATAATGTTAAACCAGAAGCTATTGGCGATTTTATTAAACGTCAAAATCCTGATATGTGTATTAGAGCTGCAGACGCAATGGCTCTAGCTATTATTTACAGTACATATCTTCAATTAGTCTTTGACGAAGAAGGTCACAATGTTCCAGATAACATTATGGACGCTTTAGACGAGAACGATAGATCAACTTTTATATGGGCTGCTAATGGCAAAGAAACTCTCCACTAAAAACAAAGTTTGTTTTACTTCTAAAGAATCTACAATTTTTCCTTACGACAAATATAGAGTGGAGTGGCTTGACTGTATAAGTGATTCAGGTTGGGCAGATAAAAAAGAATTTATTAATATGAAATTAGCTACACCTGTAAATGAAGGTTGGCTATTTTCTAAAGACAAAAATTACGTTAAATTGTTTGCAGCATATATACCTGAAGATGATGGTACATATACTTATGGAGATCGTACTAATATTCCTACGTCTTGGGTTGTTAAGATAACTAAAATTTAATAAAACAGCCGTTATCTGGTGTTTAAACTCACCAGCCCTAACAGGTACGGAATCCGATTGAACTGTTTTAATTTAATTGGCTTTGTATATTATTTAATAAAACTTTATATTAAGCTGGTATAAATTTAATACGTTTACCACTTTTGTCGTAACCAATTAACAAGCCAGACAGTCTCCCATCTGGCTCTATCTAAAATAGGTAAAAGGTTGCGAACCTTTCTTTAGTATCAAAACCTAATCAGAATTCTTAAATACCTTTTGTAGTATACATATCATTAATATTATCAGAATCTTTTTGAGCTTCTGTTTTTAATGGGTCTGTATATATTTCTTCTACTTTAATTGTAGAGTGTTCTATTATACGTTTTCTAGTAGCTGTTATCTCAGCTTTAACATGGTCTTTAGCGTGTTCTAATACCTGAATTAACTTTGGAAAGTTAGTTGGGTATATACCATATATACTTAGATCGTTAATTGCTGTCGCTACTCTTTGAAGTCCTCTTTGACGTTTTTCTAGTCTCAGAATCTCGCTGTCTGGCATTATCATTTTCTTCCATCTCCTTTATTATACGTTTTAACTTATCTATTTCTAATTGCTTTCCAGCAAGTAGCATACGCATTGCTCTTTCATCCATGGTCTCTTACCTCTGTTAAGTGTGTGTCTAATTGTTCAGACAATTGCTCATATTCTACAAGCCATTCTTGTAAAATCAAGGAATGTTTATCATGTAGAAAACCACATTCTATAGCATTACCAAGTACTGCAACAGATTCTTTAGCATCAGATAACTGATTTACTAAATTATCTATTTCATACTTTCTTGACTTATTTTTAGATATAACTTCTAGATGTTCATCTTTAAGTTCTGTCATTTTTGCATCTCCTTTACAGCACCTCTTGCTGAGTTTAGTTTATCAGTCATTAATTTATCTAAGTTATTTTTCATAGACTCATATTTTAATTGAGTCAGTTGATGTTCTTCTTTTTCCAAATCTAAATCTTTACGAAGTTTTAATACTTCTTGTAATGATTTACTTAACTTAGATCTTAAATCTAAGATTAATGTATTTAGTTCAAACAAAGAATCATTCATATTTTCTTGTTCTTTTAAGTTTTCCATACCTTCATTCATTATTTTCCTCCTTTTGTATAACGCATACTGTACCATGTAATACAGATCCTGGCAATGCCATATGACCTGTCTTATCTTGCCATGCTTTCCAAGCCACTGTAGCTCCTATATTTGGTTGAGAATCTTCTTGCATAAGAAATTCCTCATCAAAGTATATATCTACATACCCATCTTTTCTATTAGAATACTCAGGGTAATAAGCTTTAGACATTTCTATCATGCTACAACCTATATGTTTATACATATCTTGAAATGTAGGTTTTTGTTTATAATCATGTGTTTCAACTGTACTATGTTGTTCTTCTTTATCACCACCTATTTGTGAACTTGTAACAGGTTCTTGTGTTGGTTTTATTACGTGTAATTTATACATTATTCCTCCTCATAAGGTTCAAAGGTAACTTCTATTTTACAAGTTTTACCTTCATGTTTATGCCAAACATCATCTAAATTATCTATTAAAGATATAAAATCTTTACTTTGAATACATTCGTCTGATGTTAAGTATTGAGTTACTGTAGTAGTTTTACTTTTCTTTTGATTTTTCCAAGTATAGTCCATTGAAAATATTTTATATTTATCTATGTGCATTAGTTCATCCATTTGGTTAATTGTTTGCTTACTAACTCTACGTATCTAAACCACTCTAATATAAAGTTACGTTTTTTACCTGCACGTTCTTTAGTTATTTGTTTGATAGCTTTGTTAGTTGCTCTATCTAGTAAGTCTGTTTGGTCTTTAAGTTTCATCTGCATATACCTCATCATCTTCTTCGTTATATTTAATTTTTGCAATTTCTTGTACTTTACCAATTTGAGTATAATCTTTGGCATAAGAGCATACACAATCTTTACCATCTTCAGTTGATAAATCTAGCTTATGTTCTTCTAACCATTTATTCATAGCTTCATTTTGATCTTCTCCTATTACTTGCCATTTAGTTACATAAGTAACTTCGTACTCTATCTCGTATACTTTTTTATCTACATCATTGTGAAATAAACATAATGATTCATCTATCATAAATACCTTTCTATAAGGGCTAAGCCCCACAAAATGTGTAGGGCTTTGACCAATATTATTTATTTAGTAATTGCTAAGAACTCTGGCTTAGGAATTGTAGTTGTATTTATTTTTTCTTTAGACATTTCTATATCTATTGTTTTCCAAACTGTAGCAAGAGATTGACCTGCGTTAAGTAAGTTCTTACAATATTCTTTAGACATATCTAACATTTGTAATGATTTACCTCTTGGGCCCTTATAAAAGTTACGTGTAGTTTCTTCATGACATAACTTTTTAAGTAACCTATCGAGCTCATCTGGTTGTTTAAGTAAAGATCTACTTATTTCACTTTCCCACTTTCTAACTTTCTTCCATTGCTCTAATTTATCTTCTAAAGTGTTGATAGCATTGTCTAATTTACCTTTTTTTAAAAGTAAAACATTATCCATTTCGCTCTCAAACTTTTTATGATCTTCATAGTAAGCATATACTTCTTTGTGCATTGTATTGATTTTTAATTTATCTTTAAATGCTTCAAAGTTATCTTCTGACTCTTTGTCTATGATGTCTTGCATCTCAGTTTTTAAAGTATTTTTTCTATCATCATACTTTGTTTCTAAGAAGTGATCTATATGATCCATCTCTGCTTGTCTTATAGGTGTTTTAGTGCTGCTCATGCTATTTCCTTTTGTTGATTGATTTTACTTACATTTTCTAACTTATCTGCAATTTCTTTTGCGTCTATTGATTTGTCCATTCTTTGACAAACTCTAATAAACAATGATGTTGCAGTAGTTTTCTTACCCATAGGGTCTAGCATTTTTAACGATTGCGTTTCTGCAACAGTTTCATGGCATAGTCCTATAAGTTCTGCATAATAAGTAAGCATAGGCTTATACTTATCTGCTACTCTAGATTTAACTGGTAGTTTTGTCTGCATTGTTATCCTCCTTCTTTAGTTTGATTTCAATTGGCATTTCTAATGTATCAGGCATATTTTTTTCTA